TTCTACTTGACGCTTGGCATCATTGATAAATTTACTAATTAGGGAAGAATAAGATGTTTCGGAAACAGTTGAAACAGTTGCTTCACGCAACCGAACTAAAACATCGTTTACAAGTTCTAAGTATGTCATCTGCTTGCCTTCGCTTTGTTCCTTGCGGATATAGCTTTAGCTTTTGCCTTTGCGTCAGCCTTTGAGGATGCACCCCATGCCTTAAGCGAAAGAAGCAGTCTTGTCGGTTCACCATCCTTGTACTCTGCACCAGCCATACCGCCCATGCGAGCCAAGAAACTTGCTCTGCGAGGGTTATCCCCCGACTTTACTGGTGCTTTTAAGTTGCCACCAGTTTCTGCATTATAAGATGATCTCCCCTTGGCATTCAACCCCCCTTTAACATTTTTGCCCTCGGAGCGTTGCCAAGCAGGAGTTTTCATCACTTCACCTTTTTAGGTTTCTTTGCAGTCTTTGCCGCCTGTTTAAAGTCAGCCGCAGTAGGCGCACCCTTGCTACCTACCTTACGCATCTTCTCGCCAGACCCTGCCTTGATACGAGCCTGTTTTGCGTTAATATTTGAGTACAAGCCAGTTTTCATTTCATCTTCTTCTTTGGTTTAGACATACCAGCTTCAGATAAAGCAATGGCAACTGCCTGTTTAGGATTGGTCACAACCTTGCCACCCTTACCAGAGTGCAGAGTTCCCTCTTTGTACTCCCCCATGACCTTCTTGACCTTTTTCTGTGATTTAGTCATTTTCATAGGGTTTCTCCTTAGTACATGATTTTGGCTGTGATTGTTCCAGTTACATAAACTGTGCAATTGGCTCGTAAATACTTAGGAGCATTAGCAACTGAAACGAGTCCATCAGCAGTTAAAGCAGTTCCAATGGTTGACCAATTTGTACCATCAAGACTACCTTGCAATACAACAGTGGCAGAAGTAATGCCTGAAACTTGCAAAAATGCAGGAAGTCCAGCATCTGCTTGAACAGCTTTAGATGCGCCTGTTGCCACTACAGCACTCAGGAGTGTTACAGGAGTAGTTAAGGATGCCATTATTTACCTCTTGAGGATTTCTTCATCATGTTGGTAGCAGTTCTGCCACCACGCATAGGCATACCTTTGGGTTTTCCAATAGCAACCATGATGGTCACAGGAACACCCTTCTTCTTGCCGTATTCTTTTGCTTCTTTTTCCCCTTTTTCAGAGTAGGGAAACTTCTTTTTTCCGACCATAGGCATAGTGTTCTCCTTATTTCCAGAGTCGATCAGCAATAAAGGTAATGATGCCGCCCATGAATGAAGCGATAGTCATACCCATCCAAAATCCACCTTTGCCTTTGTTGGCAAGTTCAAGTAAGGCTTTTACATCTGCACTAAGTGAGTGCATCTCTTTTTGGAGTGCCTCAACTTGCGCTTCTAGTTTGCCAAATTCTCTGGCATCAATATCAGACATTTGCTAATACCTTTCTTGGTCTACCCATGCGTTTAATTGTGGGAATTACAGGCGCACGAAAGGCGGTATCTGTTCTAGTCTCTGATTCTACAGATTCTATGGTTACTTCTGGTTCGTCAACTCTCACATAACCCTGATGACCCTTCATAGAGTCAATGTCATGTTGGAGGGTAAAAGTCACACAATTACCAGATTGAAGACAACGAAAAGTAGCCATAAAACCCCTTAAATAAGAAAGGGGGGACTAGCCCCCCTATCATTAAACTACAGCACGACCAATGATGAGTTGTAATGTAGTTGAAGCCAAATTAACATCGCCTGCTGTTGGGTTGTAGCTAACGATAGTCACAGTGTTAGCGGCTGAAACATAGGCTCGGCGAACCAAACCAGCTTCACTTACACCAACTGACATACCAAGAACCATGTCACCCAAAGCCACTCCTGCAACAGTTACTGTGTCTGTAGTTGTAGCAGTGGTAGCAATTAATGCCGTATCCAAAGTACAAGAAACATCCCAAGTGTCTGTAAACAAGCCACGAAATTGATCGTTTCCACAGCGGGAAACGACTGCTGTTGCTGCTGCCATTTTTGTTTCTCCTAATAGGTTAAAAAAGTCCCCCTACCCCTATTGCTAGAAGTAGGAGGGACAACTGCAATTAGCTAGGAACAACCAAAGCGAACATGGATGAGGACTTAGCCGCACCCACAGTAGCGGCATTACGCAAAGCGGCAACGCCATACAAAGTGTCAGATGTAAACAGAGTAGCCAAATACTCTTGTTTGTACTGAATTTGTGAACGAACACCAATTTGCTCAACCAGAACCATAGAGTCCTTGTGACCCATCAAGCAGACACGAGCAATAGCAGAACCAGAAGCAGGGAATGCTTCAGTTGCAGATGCTGAATCAGCGTTGCTGGAAGTGAACACAGGGATACCATACAGATTACCGATTTCACCATTGCGGATAGCATCGCCATTACCGACAAATGCTTGTTCGGTGTAGCGAGCCAGACCCATAAGGGTGTTGCGGCTTGATGGAGGAATTAGGAAGAAACGATTGTCCATAGGAGTATCGTTGTCATCCAAACGCTGAATGGTGCGGCGAATAGCCGAATCAGTCAGAGCAGACGCATTACCAGTGTTGGTGTTAGCTGTGTAATCAAAGGTAGTTGTACCATCACCACCGATGAAAGCAGAGCCGTAACGAGCGCCAGTAGAACCACCATTAGCTGTACGACCCAACTGAACCAAGTCAGTATCAACTTGGCGAGACAGGGCGTAACCAGCATCAGCAGTGTAGAACTGACGCATTGAGTTCAAAGCCTGTGCTTCGACAATATCTTCAATCAAACGAGAATACTCGTAATGCTTGTTGATAGAGACTTGGACTTCAGACTCAGTAGCGGCAATCAAAGTGACTGCTGACTCAGCGGCTTTAGCAGAAGCAGAACCACGAGTAGGTGCAGGAATGTGAACAATGTCACCTTTCTTGCCCTTGAAGTTCATCTTCATAACCAAGTTAGCTAAAACGAGGTTTTTCTTGTATGCCGCAATAATTTCATCTGACCAAATTTCTGGGATGAATGTTGCGCCTGTGGCGGTAGTCACCGAGTTTGTGGGGGAAAATGATGTTGCCATTTGTGTACTCCAATAAAATCAAAAGTTAAGTTATTTAACCCTGCCCTCTGCGTATGCTGTCATGATTTCATCACTCAAAGCATCGTATCGGTTAGGGTCAGTCATCTTCAGCCGAATAAGGTCTGCCCTTCGGTAAACTCGTTTTCCAGACTCTCCAGTACCACCAACATCAACTGTTGCCGCTTTAAGACTTGACTTGCGCTGGGTTTCCCCTGCTTCGCTAGTCTGTTTTGCCTTAATGCCCTTCAATTGCTTGTAGGTGCTCAACAATTCGTTAGCACTATCATAGTCAAACTCACCATCTGCCTTTGCGTACAAACTAATGCGAACAGGTGAAGATTTCACCCAATTTGCAAAGTCTTGGTCTTGAACAATCTGACCGAAATCAGGGTGTTCTTGCGCCAGCTTTTGCTGAATCTGCATCTTTCTGAAGTCTTGACCCGCTTGTCGAGCCGCCATAACATCAGGATGATTGTCAACAGTCTTACGAATAGCCGCCTGTGGATTCTCGAAAAAATCTACTTCAGGTTCTTCCTCTTGAATAGGTTGAGGTTTTCCAGCAAGATTCTGCTTGATGAGTTCGTCTGCTAATTTGCGTACTTCACCCACTTCTTGAGCTTGCTTACCAATCAGCTTTTCTGCCTCTTGGTGCATCTTGATAATGTCTGACAGTTCTTTGCCCCGATACTTGTCGGGAATGTCATTACTTATCTGCTCAACACTGGATTCCAGTTTCTGCTTTTCAACAGCTTCTAACTCACTCTGCAACTCGTCTGGGTTATCAATCAACATATTTTTCCTTTTTCCTGCCACTTTTGGGTTCTAGGATACACAACGGCATAAATGCTTATGTTGTGGTTTTGCGCTCTTGCACCAATTTATCCCGATGTTTCTTGTCAAATTTCATCCATGAAGATGGAAAATGACCCGACCAACCTTCTAAATTGACGCTAGGTGCGCTGATTGTGCGATTGGCTGAACCACCACACTCACATTGAGCTACTTGCGCCTCATAATCGCAGTACCTCTCAATTCTGTGTCCACTCTCGCAGACAAATTCATACATTCTTTTCATTCAATTCCTCGTAGGCTCGTTCGCTGACTTCTTTCAAAGTTTTCAGCCAAGTCAAGATGGAAAGTTCACCCTTGCGAAACTGCAAAGTCTTTTCATCAGGAATCACGCTTATATTATTGAGTGACTCTATCATATTGTCAATATCAATAATTAAATCCTTCCAACCCTCATTTCCCATCATTTCAAAACGGGATTCGTAATACTTTTGTAGTTCTGGGGTCATGGGGTTGTGCTTTGAGTTGTCGTTTGCTGTGCCGCTTGTGCATCTGCCAATGCCTGTGCATCTGCCAATGCCTTAGCTTCTGCTTCTGCTTGTTGTGCCGCTACTGCCGCATCATGGATTGCCTGTTCTTCAGGTGTGTACTCAACAATTGAGGTCACGCCTGTCTCTACATTTACTACGATTCTGTGTGTCATGGTTTAGCCTTCATAAAGAATGTTGATTGATCCAGCACTTAAAGTGGCAGTTCCAGCAGCCGTATTGATTGCAACTCTATCT